CTTTAAGATCAAGATCCAGACCATTGGTGGATACTGGAACTATGATAAGAGTGAGTTTGACTCACCCTCTGTGTTAGGTGGATTGGAAGATGATGCACTAGAATCAGTCTGGAAGTCACAACACTCTCTTAAAGAGTTCACTGACCTTAAGAACTTCAAATCCTATGAAGATCTAAGTGCACGTTTGAATATTGTGCTCAACAAGTCATCAAGACCTGTGGTACAGTCAAATGAGGAAGATGAGGATCTATTACCTCTTACTAGTCCAGTTGTCAAAGCGGACCCAGAACCACCTGCAAAGAGTGGGTTTGGTGCTAAGATAAAGGAAAGAGAGTCAGGTGATTCACCAGATTTATCTTATTTCGCATCTTTAGCTAACGAGGACTAATGAAAAGACTACTGCTTGGACTCCCACTTCTACTATTTGCAGCACCTGTAAGAGCAGAAGCATTAACTTGGAAGGAATTCTGGGAGCCCTTTCAGGAGTCTTACCATTATGGTCACAGTCATGGGTCTCCCCATTGGCAAGACTGGCACTACGATCACCATCATCCACCTTATCGTAGACCAAGACCTAGAAGATGTGAGGTGGTCATTACTAAGAAGTATTGGGTGCCTGGTCACTACCTAGGTCGTACTAACACCTGGATACCAGGATATTATGAGCATCGTGATGTCATTGAGTGGGAACGTTGTGGAAAGCGTCCTCTCTAAGACCGTATATTATTTCGATTTTTGAACAAGCAAAACCCCCGAAAAAATCGGGGGTATTTTTTTGCTCTGTAGGTTTTTTAATATCCAGATCCGCTTGAAGCACCATATTGGTTAGATGTTTGATTAACAGTACTACTAACACCTGCTGCACCAGTGGTAACTACAGTACTACCATCTGATAAAACATCACCTTCACTTATAGTCTCTCCAGAAGTGTCAAATGTCCTAGATGAGTAATCCGCTTCAGATGCAAAATCGATAGAACTCGTCTGACCGATATTTGTGCTATATGTTGGTTTAACGGTAATAAATTGCTCTTGGACAGTATTCTTAGATTTCTTAATTCCTTCTTCTATGTCAATTTCGCTATTTGGAAGATAATCGCATAAAGTGCTAAATTCTTCAATAAACGCTGTTACGTACTCTTTTCGTAAAAGGTAAATATTGCGTTTTTGGTCATTTTTAGATGCTTCGTGATCATATACAGATACAGGTCTAACAGTCTCATCTTTGGCAATAAGAGTACCATCAGGTCTTGTGTAAGTATAGCTTTCTGGTACTATACGGTCTTCCTTCACTAATATGCGTCCTTTCAAATCTGTGATTCTTTGGGTAACCCAGTGATGGACAGAATCAGCATCCTCTTCATATGTGCTGTCAATATACCTTTCTAGCTCATCTTCGGACATGGGCCATTCTTCATAGATGTTAATTATATTATTAACAAGTAGCACAACCCAGTCATATTGCATATTCCCATATATGTCCAAAGCAACCTGATCTGGTCTCTGGTTGTTTTTCACAGTATATTGGTCAAATCCTAAAATGATGTCATCTAGGTTTTCACGTATTTTGATCCTTCTGAAGATATTCTTCGCAAGGGTAAATGGATCGACATTATTTTGCCGATAACTAGATGTCCTTACATAGACATCAGGTAAATGAGTAAAATATGCCATTATGCTACATTAGATGACTGATAAGTTGGTCCAAAGTCACCCAACATGTCGGATATCATATCCATCCACTGTTGTTGGTCTTCTGAATAATTATTTTGACCAGTAGCTACGTTAGGTACTGCTGCTGGTATTGGTTGATATGTTTCCTTGGTAAGGAATGCAGTTTCCATGAAGTCTAGTTTTAAATTATAATTCATAGCACCAAAATCATTATATTGCTGACCAGGCATTGTTGACTTCAATGATGAATAATCACTCATATTCACTGTCATAGATTTAAGTACCATTTTAGTAGGGAACTGCATTATGGCACTTAGTAGTCCAGGTGAACCACCAGTATTAGGATTATTGATGGTTTCATTTCCACCACCCCTATCAACATATCTAACATGAGTGCAACGGAAATATTCTGGAATTGTTAACCAATTGTTATTACCTTTGCCAGGAAGTGAGTATAATCTTAATTTTTTTACAATCTCATATATGGTCATTACATCATCAGCACTCTTTGGTGCTAATTGCCAATCCCATGAGTGAGACCTAAATCCGTCTTGTCCACCATAGGTTGCTTCCATATATGGGTTGAATATCTTCTTACCAGTGATGGATGTTAATTGATCACTACTTAAACTAGTATTACCACCTGCTACACTAACAGCTTTATTGATAACATCAGCAGCTGCCTTATATCCTAACTGTGGCATTGCAGCTTCTGCTGCTTTTTTAATTGATTCACCTACTGCTTCACCAGTTACATCACCACCACTATTAATAACATCTGCTGCTGCATCTGTTAATGCTTTACCTGCTGGTCCCAAAGCAACACTATCCCACTTCGCTCTATGACCTTCAACTAAGTTCTTGGGTAAATATAAGTATATACTATCTTTCATTGTATCTGATTTTTGATCAAATATATCAAATTTAAGATAGTCAATGACTTTAGTAGGGAACGCTGATTCACTAGTAATCGCTTCTCGACTAGATGATGAGTTAACTCCTATGGGTTTAGCCTTAGGAAATACTAGTGGTGCACTTGACATGGGATATAAAGGATACTACCGACCATCAAACAAGCATAAGTATAAGGGTGATCATACCAATATTATTTATAGGAGTTTGTGGGAAAAGAAATTTATGCATTGGTGTGATCGTAATGCAAATGTATTGGAGTGGGGCAGTGAAGAGATTATTATACCTTATAAGTCTCCCTTGGATAATCGGACTCACCGTTATTATCCTGATTTCTATGTCAGAGCGAGAACCAAGGATGGAAGAATCGCCAAGTCGATCATCGAAATTAAACCAGCTGCACAAACTAAGCCCCCTAAACGTAAATCGCAGAAGGCTCGGACCTTTCTAAATGAAGTGAAGACTTGGAATGTAAATAGTGCTAAATGGAGAGCAGCTAGACAATTCTGTGCTCACAAAGGATTTCAATTTATTATACTCACAGAGAAACATCTAAACTTATGAGTATCTTCACAGATGTCAAAGACTTAGCAGGAGGAGTCAAACAGTCTAAACAGTGGTATAGAGAACAACTCCAATATGGACTGGAGGATTATACTGGTGGTTTCACTGTGGGTGATATTATATTTTTCAACTATTCAGCACAGACACCTAATCTGAAATTTTGGGATACCTTCCCTATGGTATTAGTTACAGATGTGGACTATCAGAAGATGCAGTTCTCTGGTGGTAATATGCACTATCTAAGACCTAATGTTAGAAAGAGTGTGGCATCTGCATGGGCATCAGGTGCTATATCGTATCCTAGGCGTTGCTATCATAAATACTTTATGTCTAGTGTAACTAGAGCTTATAATGTACCTCAAGATGAAATGCGTGATATGACACCACTTCCAATAGAACAGTTTGTTATTAGACCAGCAGGTCTAGGTCGAACAATGGAAGTGCCAAGTAGCATAATCTGGAGTAGACTCAAATGAGTGCCAATAGTTTTAAGATTTTTCAGGATCTGGTAGTATCTGGTAAGAAGGAACCATCAAGATCGAATCTCTATGGTGTTAAAGTTTATCTTCCTAACTGTCTTCTAGCAAATTCAAACTTTGTTAATAAAGATAGAAGGGATGCTTTCATGTCGAACAACTATCTTGCTGATCAGGTTAGTATACCTGGTAAGAGGATACAGGATACACAGGTAGCTGCTGGATGGCAAGGTGCTGCATACTCAATGGCAAGAGGACAACAGAATGGTGAGTTAGATATTACATTCTTATCAGATAAACAGATGTGGCATCGTCAATTCTTTGAGCAGTGGATGAACTATGCTGCACCAGATATGGAGAATAGATCTACATTATATGATGAATATACTACTAATATTATGATAACTAAGTGGGAAATAGCATCACCTGTCAGTTGGGAAGGAATTACAGATATAGGACAAGTATATCAACAGAGAATGAATGCTGTAACAGGTGTATGGCAATTCTTTGCAGCATGGCCTTATGATATGGCAGGTATGACATTCCAGAATGGTCCTACCAATCTAGTTAAGTTTAGTACTAAGTTTAAGTTTGAAAGATATAGATTTGATCAAGTAGGTGCAGAGACTATGGGACCAAATGCACCAGATAGATATGTTAACTCTGCTACTGAAGGTATCGGTTCAGTTGGCATTCCATCTAAGCAGCAAGATGCAGCTCAGTTTGGTGTCTAAATAGAACTATAATAATGATTGCATTATGCCATTACCTAAGTTAGCCATACCTGAGTATGAAGCGACCCTGCCTGTTACAGGCACACAAATATCATATAGACCATTCCTAGTTAAGGAAGAGAAACTACTTTATCTCGCTATGGAGTCGCAAGACAACAAGCAGATGATTAAAGCAGTAAAGACTATTATCAAAAATTGCACAAATCTGAAGACTAAGGTTGAAGATCTCGCTACGTTCGAGATTGAATATATCTTCTTAAAGATTAGATCTGTTGCTGTTGGTGAAGTAAGTGAGTTCAAAGTACTTTGTCCAGATGATGAGAAGACCGAGGTTACTGTCTCAGTACCACTTGGTGACGTGGGTGTTGATATTCCTGAGGAACACAATGCCAAAATTCAGTTAGATGAGAACGTAGGTGTAGTTATGAAGTATCCTTCATTGGATATATTCATTAAACAAAACCTCTCTGAGAATCCTGATATTGAAGATATCTTTGAATTAGCTGCTACTTGTATAGGTCAGGTGTTTGATAAAGAAGAAGTATATGATTCCTTCACGAAAGCAGAAGCACTTGAGTTCCTTGAGAATTTGAATGCAGAACAGTTTCAGAAGGTTCAAAAATTCTTTGAAACAATGCCTAAACTATCTCATACTGTTAAGGTGAAGAATCCTAAGACAAAGAAAGAGAGTGATCTGGTACTGGAGGGACTAGCAAGTTTTTTCGAGTAGCGTTAATGCATGACAGTCTTGAGAACTACTACAAGACCAACTTCGCATTAATGCAGCACCACAAATACTCTTTGACAGAGTTAGAAGATATGATACCGTGGGAACGTGATGTATATGTGAACCTTCTTATTGCTCATATAGCAGAGGAAGAAAGAAGGCAGAAACAAGAAGAAAACAAGATGTCCCTATAAATGGCAATCAAGAGTTATGTCAAGATAAAACCCATCAAGGATGATGGTGCATATTCTGGATCTTTTAATCAGATTCGGAAGGGTATCAATCGTACTGGTAGTGTAATGACCAGTATTGCTAACAATAATATAGAGACACACAAACTTATAAAATTTGAGAAAGATTATTTAAGAAAGACATACAAGGTTGAATCAACGGAAGTAAAGAAGGAGGATAAGGAAAAGCAGGGTGTGTTCTCGAAGTGGGCTAAGAGCTTCAAGAATATGTTCAAGTTGCAGAAGAGGGATAAGAAGGAGGATGAAGCTGAAAAGAAAGAAGAGCCTGAGGAAGAGAAGAAAGAAGGAGGACTTGGTAAGGGGGTGAAGAAGGTAGCTAAAAGCTTCTTCGGTCAGTTGAGTGGTTTCCTGACACCTATCTTTAACTTCTTTGTCAAGATGGCAGTTGCCAAATGGTTGTCAGATCCCGATAATGTAAAGAAAGCACAGAAGGTATTTCAGTTATTCGTATCGATAGGTAAGTTTGTATTCTGGTTAGCTGGCGGTGTCGTTACCATGATAGGTGATGGACTTACTAAGTTATTTGGTAACGATCAGTCAGGTATTAAGAAAGGATTCAGTCAAGTATTTGGATTCTTCCAGTTGATAGCAGGTTTAGCAGGGTTGAGATACCTGTTAAATCCTCTGAAATTATTTACTGACGGTAAGAAGTTATTCGGTCTCTTCAATAAGACCAATGAGGCAGAGGTTACATGGAAGAAGCAGGAACAATGGCGTAAGTTTGGTTATAAGGATAAGGAAACAGGTAAGATATACACAGAAGAAGAGTATAAGGCACAGAAGAAGTCAGTTGAGAGACAACAGAAGAAGTTAAAAGCACAGGGTAAGCATGACCAGGCAAAGAAGGTTGGTGCAGGGTTTAACAACAGGGTAAAGAATCCTACCAAATTACAGAGAGGTAAGAATATTGGTGGGAAGTTAATGAAACCTGGTGCACAGAAGGGTATTGCTGCTGTTGGTGGTCTAACTCGTATTGCATCAGGTATTGCTAGTGGTGAGGATAAGACTCAAGCAATTGGTGCAGGTGTTGGACAGGCAGCAGGTGGTATGATAGGT